AGTTACCTGTATCGAATGTTCCACTTTGTACATAAATTGCTTGAGACGAAGTAAAAGCACTGCCTAACGTCCAACCCCCACCTGCGCCATTAAAAAAAACTGGACTACTGCCCAAAGAGGTGCCGTTAGTGGTGACGGTGCGGCCAGTGGTTGTAGATAGAAAGTTAATGCTTCCTGAATTGTTCCAGGTAGTAGTTCCAGCGGCAAACGACAAACTGCCATAGACATTAATAGCCCCAGAGTTAGTAAATGTTACGGTTCCAGCAGATACTGTGATATTTAAACAGTTAACTATACCTTCCGACCCTGAAATATTGACGGTATAGGTTGCGGCTTGGTCAAAAAATACGTTGTCAGCTGATGTTGGTGCGCTCGCTCCCCCTGGGCCACCTGAAGTCGCTGACCAAGGGGCTGTGGTGAACGTAGTAGTCCAATCCGCTGATCCCCCGACCCAGTAGCGGTCTGCCATTTATGCCTCCTGTAGAGGAGGCTCTTCTGTCGGCGGGCTGGTCACAAAAGCAATCCAGTTATCCAGCCTTTGCTGCTTCATGGTGTCGAGTTCTGTGTCAGACAGCCCGTGGTCATCCGGCAAATGCAACGCATCCCGGAATACCCCATAAGGCGTATCAAATTCAAACACAATCGCAACCATCAGCGGCCCCTATCAGCCTGCCAAGCTCAAGGTGTAGGTCACGTTTAGAGTGTCGCCAGAGCCTACTGAACGGTCGCCGCCCGTGAAGTCAGCAGCAGAGAACAGCGTGCCCGTAGTCCCCGACTTGGTGTCATTGCTGACCAGAAATGCACCGCCAACAGTCGCCGTAGCGTTGATGGTAAACACAGCAACAGAAGCGGAGTTGGTGGCCACCGAGGGGTTTGCTGTTGTTGCCGTTGCAAACGTACAGGCGGGGCGGGTGGCATTGCTGTAAGGCACTATTTCAGTCCATCCAGCATGAGAAGCCATGGTGTCACCGGCGGCAGGAGTGTTAGACGCGCCAGCGCCATACAGGCCAATGTACCACGTCGTGATCTGGGCAACTGAGGTCAAGGCCGTGCCGCACATGTATTGCAGACCAACGTTTACCACGAGATTGTGGTTTTCGGCAGACCATTTCAGTTTGCCTTCGGAGTCGTAACATTCCATCGTGAATTTGCCCAGAGCCACTAGCTCGTCTTGGGGATGGACGCCACGGGTCAGCGCGGCGCTGACGGTGTCGTTAGAGAGTGCTTTCTCGAGGGACATGATTACTCCTTAGGTGATGCGAATCAGCGCTGATTCTGGGGTGTATGCAGGGAATTGGATCTTGAATTCCTGAGTCAGAGTCACCTGATCCAAACCAAAATTCAGCACACCAATGGCCTTGTTGCCCTTTGTGTAATTGTAGATCAAAGCACCACGAGCTGAAAAGGTGGTGGCGTACCAAATTGGGTCACTAAAGGTGGCATAGCCCGTGCCATTCCCGCCCCCTACTTGGGGCAAAAGTAACACCTGCCCAGTGGTGGTGTAACCGGTGCCAGAACTAGAAATTTCCCCCACCGGCGTGTAGACCGTGGTTTCTGGACCCAGCTCGGCAGCAGAGGTGTACAACGCAATTTTGATCACGTCGTTCAACAAATCATGAACACCCAAGAGGATTTCTCTTTTGAAGCTCGTTACAAGTCCTGCCGTGATCATTACTGCACCTTGACCTTAACTTGCCCATCAAGGTAGGCATCGCCGCGCTGCTTGCCGTCGCCCAGGTTCTTCAGGAGCATCAGCGCTTCCTTGTACTTGGTGTCATACAGCTGCAAGAGGTCCTGCTCGCCCTTCATGAAGGTATACGCCTCCATCAGAGAACCATAAAGCAGCACAGAATCAAAGTTGTCCCCCAGCCACGTCGTCCCGGTCGGATTGTTGACCGTATCCGTCATCGATACCGGGTAGTAGTAATAGTGAAGCTCTGCCTGATAGACCCGATCAGGGGTGGGGCCCACGATGAAGGACAGTTCCGTTTCCTGGTTGTAAGTCGGGCCAAAAATTGCGTAGTATTTTGGCTGAGCCGTTTGTTTGGGATTTGGATACACCTGCCGAATGTAGTTGACATCCACGTTTTTTAGATAAACGTAATCCCCTTGAAAGGTACCGGTGCCCGATACCGTCCCACTGTTGGCTACGTCCACTGTGACAACCAAACCATTGATCGCCGTTACCACCGCACCGGTGCCTACGCCCGTGCCATACACAGACTGGCCAACTACGACATCTGTGGAAGATGATACCGTGATGGTAAACGAACCTGAAGTCCCTGTGATAGTGGGAGTCGCATATGAATAGACCGCCAAAGAATAGGTAGACAAGTAATCCCCGGGGGCGGACAAGTACTTGTTGGCAGTGGATAACGCGCCCGTGACGTTCTTGCGCAGGTTGGCCAACTGCACCGTGTTGTAAATGCGTTGCTCTGCCTGCTGCACAAAGGTGGCCAGCTCGGTCTCAGTGAAGGTGTTCTGGACATAGTCCTGAATGGCAACTTTGAGTTGTGTGTAGTTCATGTGATTACCACCGTAACTGGAGACAGTACCCCACCTGCGTACAGCTGCTTAGCATACGGCATTGGCTGCATACCAATACTTGCAATTGATGTGTCCACTGTCCAGCCTACATAGACTGTAACTGCCATTCGAGATTCTGGGCGGGGCTGGTACAGCGCAATCGGTTCGTTGATTGTGCGCTTAGGTTCTAGCTGCGGGTGCTTCGGTTCGTAGCACTCGCGGCAAACCTTGAACCCCTTCCAGTCCTTGATCAGGGCATTCAGCTTAAAGCGCTGCCCGCACTGGTCGCACAGCGCAATCGCAAACTTGCCTGATACGTACCCTGCTGGCATTTGTTACCTCTGCTGATACATCGGCACGGCAAAGTAGCCGGAGTTCTCTCGGTCCTCGTTTGCGGCGCGAGTGAATTCTTCGTCGTACATTGCCTTGAGCAGCTGAACACGGTCCGGGGCCTTCTTTACCGACAGGTAGTAGGCCAAGCCCGCAATCAGCGACGGAAGGAAACGAAACACCACATCTGCCGTGTTGGTGAATGTGCCCGCGTCCTGGATACGACGAACGGCATAGTAACGGAAGATATAGGTCTGCGTTGCGTCCGGTGCGGGATACAGGAAGAGCTGAGGGGTCGTGGTGCGCTGCAAAAACCACTGCGCAGGACGAGACTGTGTGTTCTTGTTGGGCACGTGCAAGTACTCTGCATAGCCAATTCGATCCACAGTGATGTCCTGCTGCGTGGACTGCCCCGCATTCGTCCGAATGACCGCCGACAAAGCGTCCACCGTGTCCAGGGGCAAGGAGTATTGATAAGTCCCCGCCACCAGGGTCACCTGTCGCTGCTCAATCGTCCAAAGGTTTAGGCCTCGGTTGGCCCACTCCGCGAACATGATGTTTATCGACCGCATAGCGGTCTTCATGTCGTAGCCATCCCTGACATCGATGCCGCAGCGCTCATACGCCTCGACGATGATGTCATCAAACTCCAAATTGAAGTCGGATGTGCCGGAGGTGGTCATGGCTTAATAGATCGTGGCGACGCGAGCGCGAGCGGCACCCACCCCGCGAACCTTGACGTTGTCCCCAGATACCGATTTTTTCACCGGCTGGCTGATGGTCTTGCCCTGGGGGCCTGCCATATCGGGACCAGAAGCAGAGATGGCACCGCCCTTGGCAAAGCCCTTCTTGGCAATGCCCTGACCGCGCTTGGCCAACCCGCCTTTGGCGTAGCCTTTAGTTCCACAATTTTTCATTTGGATTTTCCTTTCGAGGACCGAACAGACGAAGAGCCGCCTTTTTTGAAATACTTAGGCCCAAAGCTCTTCGCAAGAGCTTGCGGCGCAGTGGTGGTTTTACGCACAGGAGGAGGTGCTGTCGGCTTAGCAGGAGCACCTATTTGCACTGGAGGACCCGAGCGGGTGATGCGAGGGGCAGGAGACGCGGAAGGGCGAGCAACTGGGCCGCCAACAGCAAACTTTTTCCCCTTGCCAGAAGCGCTGAAGTCTTTGGCAACGGACATGGGAACGCCCGCCTTCTTGGCAAATGCAGGGCTATGGGCCGCTGCATCCATGAATTTCTTTTGCTTTTTACTTACCGGAGGCATTGTGTTTCTCCAAAATCAGCCTGTCGAGCTTGGCATCCAACTGCTCTAACCGAACCAGGACCCGGTTGATGTCGGCATGTACCTCGACCTTGGTCACGTACTCTTTGGCCACCTCTTCGCGGGTGCGATTGAGGAGGACCTGCAACCGCTGCATTTCCTCGCGGTCTTTGCCCTGATCCAGGCGCACAGCCTCGATTTCTTTGTCCCGCGAACGAATCACCATGCCCATTAAGGCCATGATGATCGTGAGTGCGCTGGTCCATACAGTGTTCAGGTCCATTTCAGCATTTCCAGGCTCGGAGGCTCTTGTTGATCCGAGAATCCGGGTCTTTGGCCGTCTTGGCGGAGGTGAGTTTTTTCTTCATCCCCTCCATGCGGGCGCAAAAAGAGTCTCGGCGTTTGCCGCCTTCCGGCTGGGGAGGTTTCAAGTTCATCCCCTGTTTTTTGGCAGAGGCGCGACCCTTGGCGTTCAGGCCGCCGTTGGGGTTCTTGCCTTCCTTGCGTTGCCATGCCGGAGACTTGGCCATGTCAGTACATCTTGCACTGTTTGTTGCGAGCCATGCCTACGCCACGCGGAGCCACGGAAGCCGAAGGCTTCTGGTAGTTCTTGCGCGGGGTTTGCTCAGGACCGCCCTTGGACATGTCCTGTTTCTGCGCACCGGGCTGCACTTCGCCCTGGTACTGAGGGTTTTCCATTTTTCCTGCTCGTCCCATGATGGACTCCTTAGCCGTAAAAGAAGGTGACCGAAGTGGCACCTGAAAGAGTGAGGTAAGGGTCTGCCTCAAACCGAACGCCGTCATTTGGAATGAGAATGTACACACTACCCGTTCCCGTCGAACTCGCAGGAACTGCAATGTTGATCAACTCAGTTCCAGTGGCGCTACCGTCCTTAAATGACACAGCGCCCGCCGACCCACAAAGGGCGTAGATCGCCTTGATGCGAGCACGAGGAGTGCCAATGGCGGTTGCGCCAGTGGCCGTCATCGTTTTCGCTTTTACGTCATATTGAAAGCCCATGCTGGCCTCCTATTAGGCGGGGGTGATTGCTGCGCTGCCGTCAGAAACAACCCAGGTGGAGGTGGCGGAAGAGCCAGTGGCGGTGTAAATCTTGCCAGTGGCCAGATCGACAACCGACTTGCCTGCTTGCTTGCCCGTCTTGTTGACGGGGCCAGCAGCGACAGCCAAGAGGGCGGCGGTGGAGGTCTGGTTTACAAAGCCGTTGGTCGATACGACCGGGCCGTTGAAAGTAGTACGAGCCATGGTGGTTCCTTACATGCGAGTGGAGCA